CGGTCTCGTGGGCTCGGAGATGTGTATAAGAGACAGCATGTATGTCATTGCGGGCCACGACCCGCAATCCATGCACCCCTGATTTTTGCAACTGTCTTTTACCTGGAGAAACTCATGACCACCCCCCAACAACCCACCCCCACCGGCTACTGGCCCGATGCCAATGGCAATTTAATCCCCGAGAGCAAGGTCAAGCCCATCGACCAACTGCGCCACCAGGTGGTGACTGACCTGTGCCGCATGGCTGAGCTGCAAGCCGCCGAGCTGGGTAAGTTCAAAGTCAGCGCCATGATGGAAGTGGCCAGCTTTTGTGCCCTGAGCCTGGACCAATACGGTGTGCGCACCGGCGGCGAAAAGGGCAACATCACGCTGGTCAGCTTTGACGGCCGCTACAAGCTGGTGCGCCAAATGCAAGACAAGATTGTGTTTGGCGAGCAGCTCATGGCCGCCAAGGCGCTGATTGACGAATGCGTGCACCTGTGGGCTGCCGGGGCCAGCGACAACATCAAGGTGCTGGTCAACCATGCCTTTCAGGCCGACAAAGAAGGCAAGATCAACACCGCCCGCGTGCTGGGCCTGCGCCGCCTGGACATCAAAGACGACAAGTGGCTTAGCGCCATGCAAGCCATTGCCGACAGCATGCAAACCGCCAGCACCAAGCCCTACATTCGCTTTTACAAACGCAATGCGCTGACACTGGAGTATGTGCCGATCGTGTTGGATGTGGCGGGGGCTTGAGCATGCCAGCTTATAACTTTCAGGCCCGCTTTGCGCCGTTGGTGCGTGCTGGGCTCAAGAAAACTACCATTCGTGGCCGTGCAGCCAAGGTAGGCAGCACGGCCTACCTGTTCACCGGACAGCGCACCCGCGCCTGCGTTCGGCTTGGTCAGGCAACTATCACCGTAGTGCTTCCGATTGAGATTGGGCGACACGCATCTGGAGAACCATACGCCGAGCTCGATGGAGGGAAGTTGGTGCATGGCGACCTCGATGCGCTAGCGAAAGTAGATGGGTTCGAAACCGGAGAGGAGATGGTTGCGTGGTTCTCCGCTCAATATGGACTTCTATACCACGGCTACCTCATTGGGTGGAATGACATCCTGATCCCTCAGGTGGCGTGGTGCTGGGCAAGTGGCTTAATCGAAGTCGGGGATACCGTTCCTGAAGGGGCCATCAAGATCGCAGAAGGCCAATCGTGTGATCTCAAGTACCAGATTGATGCAGTTTCCCGTCATTGTAAGGGCGGGTTGTGCTTGGTCAGGCTAGTTCCTGGGATTCCTGAGGCTGAGACACAAGAAGCCAAAGCAGATGCTCTGGCCGCTTGGCTGGATTGGTGCTCCAAAGGCAATGGCAAAAAACACCGTAAGGGTGTGGTGTTCATGACGGGCCAGGACCGATCCACCTTTCTGGAGCAGCCCCCGGAATTGATGGGCCCACAGCGCATAACCCGTTTCCAACGGTGGTGCGCCACCGGCTGCAGGGGTAATTTGTGAAGCTCGCACCCCCACGTCAAAGCCAGCTCGCCGCCATTCACATGGCGCAAAAGGCGCTGGGGCTCAGTGCTGAAGATGCCACCTTTGTCAAGATGCAAGTCACGGGTGTGGCCAGCAGTGCCGCCATGAGCGCCGGGCAGCGTGCCAAGTACCTGGCGCATTTGAGCAGCTTGCAGCAAAACGCCGGGCTGATTGCCCCCCGCCCGCAACAGCGCCCCCCGCTGTACCGTACGGTGGATGACGACCAGGACGCGCGCTGGCTCAAAGCCCGTGCGCTGTGGCACGCCCTGGCCGCGGCCGGTGTGGTGCGCACCAACACCGACGCGGCCTTGGCAGCCTATGTGAAGCGCCAGACCAAGCTGGATGCCTGGCGCTTCTTGAACGGCTACCAGGTCAACACCGTGATTGAAGCGCTTAAAAAATGGTGTGTGCGCTCTGGCATTGAAACTGAACCTGTGACAAGGAGCTAAACCACCATGGCCACCACCGACCCCAATGATGGCCGCATGGCCGAGCGCCGCCACGAGCTGTATGCCGACCTGATGGACCTGGTGCAGCGCCTGCTAACCGAGCATGGCACCGGCAAGAATGAGGCCGCCCTGATCGCCTGCGACTTGGCCGACCGCCTGGCCAACCACTGGGGTGGGCAAAACATTACCTTCCCCAAAGAATACCGCCGCAAGCTGACCCACCTGGAGGCCGAGATTTACCAGAAATACCAGGGCAGCAACCTGAGTGTGTTGGCGCAAACTTACAACATCAGCGAGCGGGGCTTGCGCAAGATGATCGACCGGGTGACCAAGCGCATTCGTGCTGGCAACCAGGGCGGGCTGTTTGACAAGCCCGAGCCTGACAAGCCCGAGCCCATGCCTGCCTGACGGTTCCCACGCAGTGCCCGGCGCAATGCCGGTGCAAGTTCTGCCCTCGTTCCCATTACAGCGTGCGCGCATCCCGGCAAAGTACTGGGTATGCCACAAACAAAACCCACTTTAGACACCGCCGCACCGCTGCAGATCTTCAAGCCCGGCCGTCATACCGCCATGAGCGGGCAGGCGCTGAGCTTTTCTGAGTCTGATCTGCAGGCTACAGTCGCCGCCTACAACCCCACCAAGCACGAAGCCCCGCTGGTGGTGGGCCACCCGGTGCATGACATGCCTGCCTATGGCTGGGTCAAGTCGCTGGCCTTTAACGAGGGCGGCATTGATGCCACCCCGGCGCAGGTCAACACCGACTTTGCCGACATGGTGGCTGCGGGGGCCTTTAAAAAGATCAGCGCCAGTTTCTATGCGCCCAACTCCCCCAGCAACCCGGTGCCCGGTGTGTACTACCTGCGCCACGTGGGCTTTTTGGGGGCGCAACCGCCTGCCGTTAAAGGCCTGCGCAGCCCCAGCTTTGCCGACGCTGAAGAAGGCGTGGTGACTTTTAGCGAGTGGGACGACGTGACCAATGCCGCCCTGTGGCGCAACCTGCGTGACTATTTGATCAGCACGGTGGGCCAGGACAAGGCCGACCTGGTGATACCCACCGCCATGGTGGCCGCGCTGGAGGCTGGTGCGCAGGCCGAAGTGATTGATGCGGCTGCTGAATCTGTCATTGCGGGCACCGACCCGCAATCCATGAACCCTACCCCCCAATTCAATGAGTCAACTGCGAAGGAGAACCTTGTGACCCCAGAAGAGAAAGCTGCCCTTGAGGCAGAAAACACAAAGCTGAAAGCCGAGCTGGCCGCCAACCAGGCGGCGCAAGTTCACGCCGCCAACGTGGCCTTTTGCGAGGGCCAGGCCGGTGTGCTGCCCGCCTGGCGCGCTGTGGCGGTGGCCACCCTGGACCACCTGGCCGCGCAGCCCGAAGTGGTGGAGTTTGGCGAGGGCGACACCAAAGCCCCGCTGGCTGACCAGCTCAAGGCCATGCTGAGCGCACTGCCTGCCCCGGTGCAGTTTGGCGAGGCGGCGACGCGTGAGCGCGCTGCTGGTGATGCCATTGCCACGGACGACGACGCACAGTTTGCCGAGAGCGCCACCCCTGAGCGCCTGGCGCAGCACAAAGCCATCAAAGCGCATATGGCCGCCCACAACACCGATTACGCCAGCGCCTCGCGCGTGGTGTGCGGTTGACCCCATTTTTTTTAACCAGAGGACTGCATCACCATGGCACGTTTAAGTAACCTGCGGGTCGTTGACCCCGTATTGACCAGTTTGGCCACCGGCTACACCAATGAGCAATTTGTGGGCGATCAGCTCATGCCGTTTGTGTTGGTCGAAAAAGAGGGCGGAAAAATCCCCCTGTTTGGCAAGGAGCACTTCAAGGTCTACAGCACCGAGCGCGCCTTGCGGGCCAAGAGCAACCGCATCAACCCCGAAGACATTGGCAGCCTGGACGTGGCGCTCGATGAGCATGACCTGGAATACCCCATTGACTACCGCGAAGACGCTGAAAGCGCCTTTCCGCTGCAGGCACGTGCCACCAACACGGTGGTGGAAGGCATTCGCCTGCGCCATGAAAAGATGGTGGCTGACCTGGTGCAAAACCCGGCCAATTACGCCGCCGGAAACAAGATTGCACTGGCCGGCGCAAGCTGCTTTACCGATGCCACCAGCGACCCCGAAGGGGTGGTGATGAATGCCAAGGCCGCTGTGCGTGCCAAGGTGATCAAAGAACCCAACACCCTGGTGATTGGTTATGCCGCCTGGATGACGCTGAAGAAGCACCCCCAGCTCAAGGCCATTTTGAGCACCCAGCGCAGTCGCCTGGTGCAGTTGGCTGACCTGCGCGAAATCTTTGAGATTGCCAACATTGTGGTGGGCCGGGCCGTGATGGCTAACGATGCCGGTGTGACCACTGACATCTGGGGCGACAACCTGGTGCTGGCCTATGTGCCGGGTGCGGGTGGCTCTGGGCGCAGCCCCTATGAGCCGAGCTTTGGCTACACGCTGCGCAAGCGCGGCAGCCCGGTGGTGGACACGCGCACTGAAGACGGCAAGCTGGAGCTGATTCGCAACACCGACATCTTCCGCCCGTTTTTGCTGGGTGCTGATGCGGGCTACCTGATCAGCAACACCAATGCGTAAAAAAATAACCCCTGGCCCTGTGTTGAACCCTGTGCCTTTGGCACAGGGTGATACGCCAGGATTGCCACCCGCTGCAGGGCAAGCCCGCTACCGGGTGGGCAACACGCCCATTTTGCAAGGCGGTGTGCGCTTTGAGCCGGGCAGCGTGATTGCCCTGCCCGACACGCAAGCCGCGCGCCTGGGCCTGCAGCCTGCCAGTGACTAGTTTTTAGTCAACTACCAACTACCAACTCAAAACTTCTGAAAGACACACTTATGAAAACCGAAAAAATACTGTTAGCCGTGACCCTGCTTGCTGCTACTGCGCTGGCGCGCTTCAGGCTGGTGGACTTTGCCGGTTCCCAGGCAGCAGATGGCGTGCGCGCCCTGGGCGTGGCCAACACCGCTTACGCCCTGGGCGAGCAAGCAGGCGTGGCCACCCATGGCGAACTGCTGGTAGAAGCGGGTGCCGCCGTGGCTGTGGGCGCGCAGGTGCAAAGCAATGCCAGCGGCCAGTGCATTACGCTGGGCGCAGGCGTGCCCTTTGGCGTGGCGCGTGACGCGGCCACGGCAGCGGGCGACATCATCCGCGTGCTGGTCTAACGCTGGCACGCTGGGCCGTTGATGAGCTACGCCACCGCGCATGACTTGGCCCAGGCGGCCACTGCCGGCTGGGACGAGCTGGCCCAGCGCGCTGGCGGTGCCCTGTTAGATGCTGCGCTGCTGCAGGCTACCGTGCAAGCGGCAGACCGCAGTGCCTGGACGCTGGATGCCCAGGCGCAGGCAGACGCTGCGCTGGTGCGCATCACGGCGGTGCTGGAGTCTGCCAGCCGCCATGCAGATACCTACCTGTTTCCGCGCTACCGGGCGGTGATGCCGCTGAGCCTTGAGCTGGTGGCTGCCAGCAGCCTGGCGCAGGCGGTGGCGGCCATTGCGCTCAAGCGCCTGTATGGGGCCAGCCTGCCTGATGACCTGCGCAAGGGTACCCAGTGGGCAGAAGACTACCTGCGCGACCTGAACAAGGGTGTGGTCAGCCTGGGCGCGGTGGATACCACCGTGGCCCAACCCGCCGGGCGCATGGTGAGCCGTGCGCAGGCCAAGGCGTTTGACTGGGCAGGCTACTGATGATTGCCAACCTGCTGACCCTGGAGCCCGCGCTGCTGGCAAAGCTGAAGCAAGTATTGGCTGGGCAAACACCGGCGGTGTATGTGCTGAGTGCGGATGATCTGGCCGGGGTGGCAGAAGAAAAGCAACTGGTGCCTGCGGTGCACCTGGTGTACCAGGGCTACCGGGTGGTGCAAGACAGCCGCTCTGACGGCCTGGCCGCCCGCATTGAGCAAACCTGGCTGGTGGTGGTGGTAACACGCAATGTGGCCAACCTGAAATCGGCAGACGCGGTGCGCAGCCAGGCGGGCGTGCTGTGCGCGCAGGTGCTGGCGGGGTTGATGGGCTTTAAGGCGGCAGGGTCTGTGGGGCCGCTGAAGCTGGCCACGGGGCCCGGGGCAGCGGTGAGCAAGGGCTTTGGCTATGTGCCCCTGGCCTTTACTGCAGAGTTGGCACTGACGGTGTAATTTTTTTTAACCTGGAGCATTTGAGATGACACAAACTGTTTATTACCCCTACCTGGGCAGCGGCAAGATTTACGCCCGCGTGGCCGGTGCCGCTGCGGGCCTGATGGACCTGGGCAACGCCAGCAAGGTGGAGCTGGCTGTGAAAGAAGACAAGCAAAAGCTGAAGGACTACAGCAAGCCCGGCGGCGGCACCTACGCCAGCGTGAGCCGGGTGAGTGAAGTCACGCTGCAAATGACCCTGAACGACCTGAACAAAACCAACGTGGCCCGGGCTGTGTTTGGCACCGAGTCTGCGGTAACCGGTGCCGCTGTGGTGGACGAGGTGGTGACGGCCTACAAGAGCGCCATTGTGCCGCTGCTGCACCCGTCGCCCACCCTGGTAACGGTGACTACCGCTGACGCGCTGACCACCTATGTGGCGGGCACCGACTACGAGGTGCGCGCCGGTGGCATTTACATCATTGCCACGGGGGCCATTGTGGACGCGGCCAGCCTGAAGGTGGACTACACCTTTGCAGCCTACGACAAGGTGGAGGCGCTGACCACCGGCGCGCTGATTCTTGAGCTGCACTTTGAGGGGCTGAACGAGGCCAACAGTGGCAAGCCGGTGATTGTGGACGTGTACCGCGCCCAGTTGAGCCCGACCAAGGCGCTGAGCCTGCTGGGCGACAAGTTTTCTGACTTGCAGGTGGAGGCCGAGGTGCTGGCCGATACCAGCAAGGTGGGTACCGGCATTAGCCAGTATTTCAGGGCGAAACTGGCGTAATAAAAACCTGTGGGGACAGATATTTAGCGCTGTCCCCTGGGGCCTAAGAAGATGCGAATCATCAGGTAGCCCACAAAAGCCACCAGCATGACAAACACCACGGCCATCAGCACCATGCCCGTCTTGACCCCGCCACCGGCGAGGAACAGGAAGGCAATGCAAAAAACAAAAGCAATCAGGTGTGACATAAGCGCATCTTAAACCCGTCTGAACACCATGGCCAGCAGCAATAGAGTTGAGATTGAAATTGCCGCCCACAGCACGGCTGGCCCGGTCATTCAAGGCGTGGCCGATGACATGGGTGCCATCGCCCCCGCGGCGGGTAAAGCCCAGGGCGCATCAGACAATGCACTGGGCAGCATGCACCAGCGCGGCCTGAAAGCCAGCGAGGCGGCCAAGTCCATCAGCGAGCAGCTTGCAGTCATCCAAAAAGGCTATGTGGCCTTGCAAGCTACACAGGGTATGCAAGCCGTTGCCGCTGACCTGGCCCGCACGGCAGACCAATACAACAACCTGAGCGCCCGCATCAAGCTGACCACCGGTGAGGGTGCCGCCTTTACCAGTGCGTTTGAGCAG